ATTTAGGGGCGGGATTTGCTTTAGTTGCGACTAACTGCATCTTGGATCAGTATGGTCGTATTGGTGCTAGAAAAGGTTGGTCAAGGGTTAACTCTTCCTCTGGAAATCTAGGTGCTAATGACGTTGGTGTTATCCATGAGTTAGTTCAGACTGACGGGACTCTTACAGTTCTGTTTGGTGGCAACAACAAGATATTCAAACTTGGCACTTCTAATGCGGTGACTGAGTTGACCTATGGTGGTGGCGGTTCTGCTCCAACTATTACTGCATCTAACTGGCAAACTGCCTCTTTAAATGGCATTGCTTACTTCTTCCAAACAGGACACGATCCACTAATTTATGACCCCGCAGTAAGTACAACTACTTATCGCAGAGTGTCAGAGAAATCTGGCTATGTTGCAACTGTTCCTCAAGCTAACATTGCTATTTCAGCTTTTGGTCGTCTGTGGGTGGCTAATACTGCTACTGATAAAACAACTATTACCTTCTCTGATCTAATTGCAGGTCATGTATGGGGTGGTGGTACTTCAGGCTCACTAGATGTCTCTCGTGTATGGCCTAATGGTGCGGATGAAGTGATGGGTTTGGCAGCTCACAATGATTTCTTGTTTATCTTTGGTAAACGACAGATTCTTGTCTATTCTGGTGCTTCTACACCTGCATCTCTTGTTCTAAGCGACACAGTAGGCTCTATTGGGTGTATCGCAAGGGATACCATACAAAGTATTGGTACTGATGTAGTTTTCTTGTCAGATTCAGGTGTTCGCTCGTTAATGAGGACTATTCAAGAGAAGTCTGCACCCCTGAGAGACTTGTCTAAGAATGTTCGTTTTGACCTAAATTCATCTTTAGCAAGCGAAACATTGGCTAATTTGAAGTCTGTTTACTCAGAAAAAGAAGCCTTTTATCTGCTTGTTTTACCTGCATCTTTCCAAGTTTATTGCTTTGATACCAAGCTAACATTGCAAGATGGTGCTTCCCGTGTAACCAAGTGGGACTCAATTGCTCCTACTGCTTTACGTTCTTTGCGTAATGGCGACTTGTACATTGGTAAAAATGGCTATATCGGTAAGTATGGAACTTATCTTGATGACACAGTAACGTACCGATTTGCGTACTACACAAACAATGCCGACTTGGGAAACCCTAACCAGATTTCTATTCTGAAAAATGTGACTGCCATTGTGATTGGTGGATCAGACCAGTATCTAACAATCAATTGGGGATTTGATTATTCTGGCTCTTATCGTGCAGAGAATATCTATATTCCTTCACAGACAAGTTATGAGTATGGAACTGCTGAATACAACATTGCTGAATACACAAGCGGTGTGCCAATTAAGACGCTAACAGCCAATGCTTCAGGTGCGGGAAAAATTGTCCAAACAGGGTATGAAACAACCATTAAAGGTGTCTCATTTTCATTGCAAAAGATTGAAATTCAAGCCAAAGATGGCAAAATGGGCTAAGGAGAAACATCGTGTCAAATTATACAAAGACCACCAATTTCGCTAGTAAAGACAACTTGTCGCCTGGCAATCCTCTAAAGATTGTCAAGGGTACTGAAATTGATACCGAGTTCAACAACATTCAAACTGCTGTTGGCACTAAAACAGACAATGCTTCTGCCGCAATTACTGGTGGTTCAATCACAGGTATCACAGACTTAGCGGTTGCTGATGGCGGTACTGGTGCTTCTACTGCTACTGCTGCCCTGAACAACCTCTTGCCTACCCAAACAGGTAATGCAAACAAGTATCTCCAAACTGATGGCACTAATGCCACATGGGATGCAGTAAGCCTCTCTACTTCTGACATTACTGGCACTTTGCCCGTAGCAAATGGTGGTACTGGTGTAACTACCTCTACTGGTACTGGCGCAGTTGTTCTGTCAAACAGTCCTACTCTAGTGACTCCCGCATTGGGAACTCCTGCTTCTGGTACGGCTACTAACTTAACTGGTCTGCCGATCTCCACAGGTGTTTCAGGTCTTGGTACTGGTGTAGCGACATTCTTGGGTACTCCATCATCTGCTAATTTGGCTTCTGCCATAACAGATGAAACTGGTTCTGGTGCTTTGGTATTTGCCAATAGTCCTACTTTAGTTACTCCCGCTTTAGGCACTCCATCTGCCTTGGTGGGAACTAATATCACGGGTACTGCTTCTGGTCTGACTGCGGGTAACGTAACAACTAACGCTAACTTAACTGGTGCGGTCACTTCTGTTGGCAATGCTACATCTCTTGGTTCATTCAGTTCTGCCAACCTTTTAGGTGCTCTAACTGATGAAACTGGTTCGGGTTCGGCAGTATTTGCTACTTCCCCCACTTTGGTGACACCTATCCTTGGAACACCTACTAGCGCAACTTTAACAAACGCTACAGGGCTTCCAATCTCTACTGGTGTGTCTGGTCTAGGAACAGGCATAGCAACGGCTCTAGCGGTCAATGTAGGCTCTTCTGGTGCACCTGTCGTAAATGGTGGTGCTTTGGGTACTCCATCAAGCGGTACTGCTACAAACTTAACTGGTTTGCCTTTGTCTACTGGTGTAACTGGAACTTTGCCCGTTGCTAATGGTGGAACAGGCCAGACCTCTTACACAGATGGTCAATTGTTGATTGGTAACTCTACTGGCAATACTCTGACCAAAGCAACTTTGACTGCGGGTTCTGGTATTACTGTTACCAATAGCGCAGGTGCAATTACCATTGCGGCTTCTGGTGGCGGTGGGTCAGGTGATGTGGTTGGCCCTGCATCTTCCACAGATAATGCTTTTGCTCGTTTCGATGGAACTACTGGTAAGTTGCTTCAGAACTCTACTGGCGCAACATTAAGTGATACTGGTGCGGCTGTGTTTACAGGGGCATTGGATGTTCTTGGAAACTCAACTGCTGGCTCTAACATCAAGTTGTATGAAGATACTGACAATGGCACTAACTATGTGGCATTTAAAGCACCAGATACTATTGCTTCCAATGTAACTTGGACACTTCCTGCGGCTGATGGAACAAGCGCACAAGTCTTGCAAACCAATGGTTCTGGTGTTTTGTCGTTTGCAACAGTAAGCGGTGGCGGTTCACCTGGCGGTTCTACAACTCAAGTTCAATACAACAATGCAGGTGCATTTGGTGGCATCACAGGTGCTACTACTAATGGCACAGCATTGACCTTAACAGGCGCAATTCTTAATGGAACTATTGGTGCAACTACGCCATCTACTGGTGCTTTTACTACGCTAAATGCGAGTGGGGCACTTGGGGTCACTGGTGCAGTCCCAAGCGATTACACCTATTACAACGATCTGGCGCTGATCGCCACCGCAGATGGTGGCTTAACTATCCGCAGCGGGACTTCCGACACAGTAGGCATAGCTTTTGCTGATGGCCTTACCGGTAACGCACAATATCGTGGACGCATCCTTTACAAACATTCCACGGATACCCTCCAACTAGGTGCGAGTGGTGACGTACAGGCTGAGATATCCTCTACTGGTCTAGCAGTCACAGGGCTAGTAGACATCTCCGCAGCAACATCAGGACAGATTAAATTTCCCGCAACGCAAAATGCATCATCAAACGCTAATACGCTAGATGACTATGAAGAAGGAACATGGACACCTGCAATAACTGGTATCACTTCAGTCACCTATACACAACAATATGGCAATTATGTAAAAATTGGAAAACAAGTCACCGCATTTGTGCGTCTTTTAATAAGTGGTGGAACTGGTAGCGGTGCGGCTGTAACAATTACTGGATTGCCATTTACAACGGCAACTGCGGCAAATGGCGGCAATGGTGGCGGTGCTGTTACATACAAACAACTTACGGCATCTGCTATTTATCCTACGTTGGTAGAAAGTTCAACAACAATAAATTTATATTTGACTGAAACATCTGGCCCAACTGATTTTACTTTATCAGGCGCTCAAAACGGATACCTATTTCTATTTGTAACCTATCCTGTATAACTAGCATGGATTTGCTAGTCGGACACTTAACTTAAAAGGAAATCAAAATGTCTTTAACTAAAACTACTGTAGTGGATCAGATTACTGTTCAAGAGAATGGAATCATTCTCTATCGTGAAGCCACACGCATCATGGAAAATGGCAATCAAATCAGCCAAACCTACCATCGCTCAAGCCTCACACCCGCACAAGATTTGACAGGCGTTCCCGCTAATGTTGTTGCTATCTGCAATACAGTCTGGACTGCTGAAGTTGTTGCGGCTTATCAGGCTGCACAGGCTGCGGCTGAAGCGGCTCGTAACGCATAAAGGAAATAGTCATGGCAACACAATCACAAATCAACGCATCATTGGGGTTGCCTCCTGGTATCAATCCAGATGGCTCTTGGAATGCTCAAGACTACATGGAACGCAGGGTTGCAGGTCAAGTAGATACTCAGGCTCAAGTAGATGCGGCTCGTGCGGCTAATCCATATTCTGCTCAGAACATGGCTAAAGTCGATGTGACTAGACAAGGGCAATATGTAGATGATCCTGTTACTGGAGAAACAGTTGCGTTAACTTCATATTCACCAGGCTTTGACATCAACAACAAAACAGCATTGACTTATATTGGTGAAGGTCTTGCTAGGGGTGGTCAAGACTCTACATCACAACAATTTCTTGCAATTGCAACTCCTGCACAAAAGGCTGAAGCTGATAGATTGTGGTCTATTGAAAAGGCTCGTCTTGAAGAAATTGACAGACAAGCGGCTTTGGCGGCACAAGGACAAACAAGCGCAGATCAAGGAAAGACTATGACTTCTGCAACAAAAGCAAATCCAAGCGCACTACCTGCTGGCTTTCTTGAAAGTCTAACTGCAATACCCAACGTAACTGACCAACAGATTGTTGCGGCTATGAAGACCGCTAATGTTTCTCCAAAGAACTTAGCTGATGGACTAGGTATTTCTGAGGGTGAAGTGATTGCCCGTGTAGCGGGTAGTGTTCCCAATGGTCAAACTGTCCAACTTGGCGACACCATTATTCAACCTCAATACAGAGTTATTGGTGATGGTCAAGATCAACAAATTGGCCCACTTGAGAATGTTTACACATATCGAGCAAGCGATAACAAAGTTGGTGGTGGCTATACGCAATATGCGGCAGATGGCACTTTAGAGCGTACTGGTACGCAAATGAAGGTCAATGCTACTCAAGACTTTTTGAAGTTTGCGGCAACTGCGGGTGCTTTATTTGGCGGTGCGGCTTTAGCGGGTATTGGCGAAGGTGCTCTTACTGGCACAGCGGCAGGAACTGGTACTGGTTTACTAACTGGTGGTACAGGAGCAACCGCCTTGGGAACAGGTCTAACGGCAGGTAGCAGTCTTTCAGGCTTAACAGCAGGTAGCACTCTTTCTGGTCTGACCACGGGTGCGGGTGCATTAACTGGTGCTAACACATTGCTTGGCGGTGCTGCTCTTGGCACTACTCTTGGTGGTTTAACAACTGGTGTCGGTGCAGGTGCATTGACTGCTGGTGCTTTAACTGCTGGAGCAGGTACTGGCGCTCTTACCGCATCACAAATAGGTTCTTTGCTTTCAGGTGGTTTGACTACTGGTGCAGGTCTTCTGCAACAACAAACATCTCGTGAAGCGGCTCAAAAAGCGCAACAGATGATTGATGTTGAGACTGCTGCCGCCAAACAAGCCGCACAGTTTAGACCAGTTGGAATGACTACTCGTTTCGGTACTTCACAGTTCACAGTCGATCCAGTAACAGGTCAATTGACAAGCGCAGGATATACCGCAAGTCCAGGTGTTTTAGAGGCACAGAATCGTTTGGTTGCTTTGGGTAATCAAGGTTTGGCACAAGCAGAAGCCGCACAAGGTCAATTTGCTCCTTTGCAAACAGGCGCTCAAAACTTGTTTAACTTAGGTAATCAGTATATTGCTCAATCTCCCGAAGCGGTTGCACAGAACTATCTCAATCAGCAGATGGCTTTGCTACAACCAGGCAGAGAGACTGAACTTGCTAATCTGCAAAACAGACTGCAACAACAAGGTCGTGGTGGTTTGGCAGTTGCTCAAGGCGGTGCTTTGGGTGATACAACTCCTGAACTGCAAGCTCTATATAACGCTAGAGCGCAACAAGAGGCTCAATTGGCGGCTAACGCTCAACAGTATGGTCAACAGAATGTCGCATTTGGTGCAGGTCTGTTAGGTACTGGCGCTCAGACTATGGGTCAATACTATGCGGGTCAACAAGCTGCTTATGCTCCTTACACAACTGCTTTGGGACAATTTACAAACTTAGAGCAATTGGCACAACAACCTTTAACAATGGGTGCTACTCTTGGTCAGCAATCTGCTCAAGCAGGTGCTAATGTTGGTCGTTTAGGTTTGACAGGTGCTGGTCAAAGTGTTGCATTGGCTACTGGCCCTGCGGCAACAACTAACCCCTATTCAACACTACTGAGTGGACTAGGTGCTTCTCCCGCATTTGGGCAAGCAGTTGGTGGCTTATTTTTATAAGGATTCATCATGGCAGAAAATATCGTAGCGGGTCTGTTTGGACTGACCCCAGAAATGTATGGTGAACAACAACGTAGAAGTGCTTTGCAAGAAGGTATTACCCTTGCTCAACTAGACCCTGCGGCTCGTGGTGCGGCAATGACCTATGGCGGTGCTAAAGGTCTTGGTACTGCTATTGGCGGTGCTATGGGCGTAGAAGACCCTCAGTTGAAGCTAATAAGCACTAGGAATGCTATTGCCAAGCAGATAGACCAGTCTAATCCTGAGTCAATCCTACAAGGCGCTCAGATGCTTGCTCAAGCTGGTGACCAACAAGGTGCTATGGCTTTGGCTCAATATGCTCGTCAAGCACAGAGCGAGATGGCTTTGATACAACAACGTACTGCTGCGGCTACTCGTGAACGTCAACAAGCAGTTCCAAAAGAAATTGTGATTGCAAATGAGAAAGCTCGCATTACAGATCAGATTGATCAACTTCGGATGCAAGAACCTACGCCAGAAAATACTCGGGCAAGTCGCATACTAACAACTCAACTAGCTGAATTAGAAAAGTTAGATGATAAGTCTAAGAGGACTGTTGTTGTTGGCAATGCTTTGGTAGATGCAACTACTGGTGCAGAAATCTATAAAGGCCCTGACACACAGAAATACTCAGAGTTTGCTAAAACATTAATTGATGCGGGACTCACACCAGGAACAGAACCTTTCCAAAAACGTATGCTTGAATACGCAACCAAAAAGGTTGAGGGAGCTGGCAAAGGTACTGGCAACGTCACTATTGGTGGTATCAATGTTGATACAGGCGTTGCTTCTAAAGAGGCAAGTAAGATTATTGGTCAGAATGTAGCCAATATCGAGCAACAATTCTCGTTACAAACTGCCTATAAAGATGCGGTTTCTTTGTTAGACCAAGGAATTTATGGCGGAGCAATTGGCCCTGAAAGGCAATTTGTAGCTAAATATACTGGTGTTGGCAATCCTAAAAAGGTTCAAAACACAGAAGTATTTATGGCTAACATCGGTGAGATTGTTATTCCTAGATTGCAACAGTTTGGTGGCAATGACTCTAACGAAGAACTTAAATACTTGCAGAATGTTGTTGCAGGTAATCAACGTCTTGAACCTGAATCTATGAAGCGTATTTTGATTAGCGCAGAAAAGAAAGTTCAAAGGAATATTGAGCGTCTTCAAAAGCAAGCATCTGGTAAACCAGGCGAAGCATTACCAATAACACCGATGAATGCACCTCTTGGCTCTCCTCAAAATCCAATCAAGTTGAAGGATAAGTAATATGGCTACCATTTACGAATACAAAGGTGTTTCCTATGAGTTGCCTGATGGACTAAGCGAAGATGATGCGTTGTCAAGAATTAAGAGTTCTTTGCAACCTGAACCTTCTAAACCAGATGTAAAAGCACCTTCCTCTGGTTTTATGATGGGTTTAAAAGACCCTATTACCGCTGGTGCACAGATGATTCCTCGTGCCTTGGGTGCAGTAGCAAGTTTGGGTGGCACTAAGCCTAACTCCTTGAGTGAGTTGCTTTACAGAGAAGCAAAACGTGTAGATGAGATGGCTAAAGCCGAAGAGCAAGCCTATCAAGCCCAACGTGAACAAGCGGGAGAGTCTGGCTTTGATCCTGCACGTTTGGGTGGCAATATTCTCAACCCTGCTAGTCTTGTTCCTGCGGCTCGTGTGGCTCAATTGGCTAGGGCTAAAGGTTTGTCTAATGTTGGACAAGCAGTCGCTGGTGGTGCTGTAGGCGGTGCTATGCAACCTGTGGTTGGAGAGGGTGAATTTGGTGAGCAAAAGACTGAGCAAGTTGTTTTAGGTGGAGTTACTGGCCCAGTTGGTGAGAAAGTTGTTGCGGGTGCGGGTCGTGTTCTTAATCCATTGGTCTCCAAAGCAGAGCAAACAATGCGAAGCCTTGGTGTTACTCCTACTACTGGTCAAACACTTGGTGGACAGTTTAAAACCATTGAAGAATTTGCTCAAAACTTGCCTTTAATTGGATCAAGTATTGAGAATGCTAGACAACGAGTGTTATTCGACTTTAATAAAGGAGTAATTAACAAAGCACTTCAAAAGGTTGATGATAAATTACCCGCTGAAGTTGTTGGTCGTGATGCCATTGCTTATGCTTCTGATGAAGTGTCTAAGAAATATGATGATGTTTTGGCAAAAATGTCGTTTGACTTGGATTTTGCAACTACAAGCAATATCCTTGGTGCTTTATCTAAAGCTAAAAGTTTAGATTCTAACCAAAGACAACAGATTACAGAAACATTGAACGATGTAGTGTTTGGTAAGTTTGCAGGTCAAAAGATTGATGGTCAAACCTACAAGGGTATTGAGTCTGATTTACGCAAGAAAGCAAGTAACTATGCCAACAGTGCTACTGCTTCTGAGCGTGAGGTTGGAGACGCTTTAACTGAAGTCCTTGGCGCTATTAAGAAAGAGCTTTACTTCCAAAATCCAAAGCAAACATCTAAGTTGCGTAGGATTGATAGTGCTTACAGTGATTTATCTGTTATCAATGTAGCTGCGGCTAATTCTGGTGCTGATAATGGTGTGTTTACACCAAAACAGTTCTCTACTGCTGTTCGACAACAAGACCAAACAAGACGCAAAACATCATTTGCTAAAGGTCGGGCAAAAGGACAAGAAATATCCGATGCGGCAGTTCAAGTTCTTGGCGATACCGCTAGATCAACTTTAGAGGGTCGTATTGCGGCTTCTACTGTTGGTGGATTGGGTTTGTTGTCTCAACCGCAAGTTGGAATTCCTTTGGCACTTACTGTGCCTCCCGCTTATAGTCAAGGTGGACAAGCGGCAATTGATATGTTGTTGCGCCAACGTCCAGAATTGCTACAGCGTGTAGGCGGTATGCTATCTCAACAATCCGCACCACTTGGATCGGTAGTTGCGCCAAGTGCTGTTGGACAGTACAACCTCTCTGAGAGAAGACAGTAAATGAAAGACTGGCTGATTGCATTCATTGCCGCAGCCTGTATTTCTGCTTTTGTCGTTTTCTGTAGTTACATCATTATCTGGGCGTACCCGTGAAATGGCTAATAGCACTTGTTTTAACTCTAGCACTTCACTCTACAGGGCAAGACCTATGTAGTGTGCGTGAGTTTTACTCAATTGCTTGGACAATTCACAACCCATCAGAGCGTCATCAACAAATGTCTGTTTGGCTTACAAATCATCAGAACTTATGTAAAAGTACCGACTTTGTAGTAATTTGGAATAACTTATCGGAATGGGCGGGTACTGCTGATAGTGCATTATTAAGACATAAGGTTATCCAAGGGTATAAAAACGCACTTGAAAGGGAGAAGAAATGATTGACGTATTAGAAGTATTGCTTTGGTTGGCAGTACCTTTGAACTACATCTATTGGATTTTCATTCAAAATGATTGACAAAATCAGGTGGTTTCCCATTGTTGATGCTACTGGCTACCCTCAGAAAACTGATGGAACTCAAAGAAGAATAGAGAAGCATCAAGAAGAGTACAGAGCCATTGTGAAGGCTGCCAAGGCAGAGGAAAAGCTAGATGACTTACTGTTTGAGTTGTACTGTAAGAAAGCAGAACAACAAAAGATAAGACTTGAGATATTCACCAACCGCAAACTGGATGTTTATGTATGACCAAGAAACCAATAGTCAGAGCAAAGAAACCAGAGATAGAAGTGAAAGAAAAACTAACGCTATGGGTGACACTCATGGTAAGCGCAACCCTGTGCATCTCTGTATTGGCTATGGTGGTCAGCTTTATGCTTGGCCTTTGGGCCAAAGAAGTGGACAACGCAGAGATATTCAAGATGATTTCACCCGCTTTTTCTACTCTTATCGGAGGCATGATTGGATTCCTGAGTGGTATCAAACTCATGCAGAATGAAGATAAATCTAAATGTAAGGACTAATAATGCTTTCTCTATTCTCAACACTTGGCGGTTTGCTCATTTCGGGTCTACCAAAACTACTAGACTTCTTCCAGAACAAAGCAGACCAAAAGCATGAATTAGCTTTGGCTAACATCCAAGTTCAAATGCAACTTCAGATGATGGCTCAAGGCTTTGCTGCCCAAGAGCGCATGGAGGAGATTCGCACAGACCAGATTGCCATGCAGTCTGAAGCACAGATGACTGAGGCTGCTTTAAAACACGATGAGAAGGTCTTGGAGAAGGCTTCTCAATGGGTCGCCAACTATGTCGGTACTGTTAGACCTACAGTTACCTATATCTTTGTATTCGAGTTATGTGCCATCAATGCTTGGATTGCCTACTATATTTACACCCGTCCTAGTTTGGTGATGAGCATGGATGATTTGATTCGTTTGTCAGACATTATTTTCTCTACCGATGAAATGGCAATGTTGGGTGGAATCATTGGTTTCTGGTTCGGATCAAGAGGTTGGGCTAAGAAATGAAGATCAGCAAAGAAGGCGAACACCTGATGCACTTCTTTGAAGGCTACAGGAACAAGCCTTATCGCTGTTCTGCGGCTATTTGGACTGTTGGGTGGGGTCACGCTATGTATGCTGACCAACTTAACCTCCCAAACGTACGTAAAGAGGGTTATACGGGGCTTATCAGGTCTGATTACCAACTCAAGGGGGAAGATAATCGTGTATGGTCAAAAGAGGAACTGGTCGATTTATTCAAGGTGGACATCAATTCT